GGTTTTACCGTCGTAAGTGCTAAGGCGGTCGAAACAAATCAATCTGGGGGCGTCTCAGGCGGTCCCTGTGAGGTCTGTCACGGGTCAGGAATCGAAGATAATTCGAACGGTCTTCCATGCGCTTTTTGCGATGGGACCGGCGTTATACATAAGGCCGACCGATGACTAAAAACAGTGAGCCCCGATTCGCGCGCGCCCGCGTGATAGCTGCACTTCGCGAATGCCGACTCGTCGCGCTCGATCGCAAAGCGGCCGGGCTCGACGTTCGGCACGAGGTCAAGCGCGAGCGATTCCGAATCGACGCCAGACATACCATTCGGTACTTCGAAGAATTCGGATCGGCGCCTAACCGGTCCGGCGACGAACTCTTCGATCAAGTCGAGCTAATGGCGTTCAAGGCCGGAGCGGTCGACGTGGCGATTCTAGAAGAGGCCGAAACGCTAACGGAATGGAACAGAACTGTAATCAAGTAGGAGACGAATCATGATCCAGAACATCGAAGAGCTCGGGAAGGCAATTCGCGAACGGCGGGTCGACCTTCGGTTAAGTCAGAAGGCGCTCGCCGAGAAGGTGGGAACGATGCAAGGCCACCTTGGGGCGTGGGAACGGGGCGAAGTCGCGCCGACTATTACGAGCCTTCTCAGGCTCTCGGCCGAGCTAGGTTCGTTCACGATCGGCGCGCCAGTCGAAGGCGGTTCGCTATGAGTAGCGAGAAACCCTATCAGGAAGTCCCGCCCGGCTTCATCCGGTTGGAGCACTACAACGCGACCGTCGACACTCTACAGGCCAGAATAAGCGCGGTCTCGAAGCAGTCCGACGCCGAGATCGAACGACTGAAGGCCGAACTCGCGCTCGCGCCTACACTATGCTCGCACCAAAACGGATGCAGTCAGGACGTTAGCGAGATCTCTTTTTGCCCGCACGAAGAAACCGCGGACAAACTGGCGAGTTTCGATCGACTCAAGACCGCGTGTGAATACTTCGTCGGTAGCCTGGTCGCAGATAACCGCCAGAACGCCGCGAAAGAATATCGAAACATGATCGCCGCGCTCGGGTTCGACCCGACGCTCGCCGCGAACAAGGCGTTCGAAGACCTTCTCGACTCGAAGTCGCTACCAAACGACGCCGTGATCGAACGCGCCGACCGCCTACAGTCGGAACTCGATCTGGTTCGGAAGCAGCGCGACGAGAACGGAAAGAAGGCACTGGCGAAGCTAGTGGAAACTCAGAAGCAACGCGACGACGTGCTTCGAGAAGCGAACAAGATCGGCGCCGAACTTCGAAAGCTCGCCGACAAACTTGATCCGACGAACTCTAACGCGACCGCTTCGGCGAATTGGGAATCGGTCGGTGTAATCTCTTGGAAAGATGGGGTTGAGCCATGAACACACTACCGGTGCTCGGGCCGTTCGAGCGAAAGGTAATGGCCGAGGTATTGGGAATCGAACCCAAGTCGGTCTACTCGACGGCCGGGAATATGAAGCCTAGGACGCTCAACTATCGTGCAGAAGCGCTTAACGGCGTCGAGTTCGGTTCACTTCGAGGCTGGTATCTGTTCGCCTCGAAGTGCAAGCAAAACGAGTATGTTTTGGTCAACCTTGAGACCGTAGGACGCTCGTTTGTTCGAGAGGGTATCGAGGCTGTGTCGAAGATGTTCGGCGAGTCGTGGCACGTTGTAACGGCCTTTGTACGCGGCGAACCGGCCGGCGCCAAGGTGCTCGAAATCCTGGCGCAAAACTCAAGCCTCAAGATTCGAGAGAAGGGCAAGGGGCCGTCGACTGCCACTCGAAAAAGGGTCGAGAAGGCGAGGGGTAAAAAGGGCAAGCGATGACGGCCGAACTTAACCCGCCGATCTTCTCGCGCTGGACCTGGCATCGGGCGAAGCGCGAGCACGCGTGTTTTGAGTGTCTTCTGACAATCGAGCGCGGCGAACGATACTCGATGCTCTCGGGCAAGTGGGCCGGAATCGGCTTCCAGACGTTCCGTTATTGCGAGTCGTGCGAGCTGTGGGCAAGGCTGGCGCTTTACGCGTTGAAACTGCACGAGTACCCGATCGGCGCTCTCGACGAAGCTATAGCCGAGAAGTCACGCGTCGCCAACGGGTCATATTACGTTAACCCGTTTCGGGTCTAAATATTACAACCGCGCCGGCCGAGCTGGCGCAAAAACGAGGGTCAGAACATGGAAGTTAAAAAGGGCGATATGCTCCTACAAGAAGAAGAGCGGCGCGGCCGAGTGACCGTGAAGAGGTTCGAAGGCGAGTCGATCATCGTAACGCTTGAGGACGGCCGAAAGATCTTTATCGAGGTCGGCGCTATATCTCGAAACCAAGCGTCGATCACTGTCGACGCCGAGCGCACGATCTCGATCCAAAGGGTCCGCCGATGAACCTGGTCGAACTTTGGAGCGAAGACGAATTGATCGACATTGCCTTTCGATTACGCCGCGCCCGCATGATTGCTAGGACTAAGACGGTTCTCGTCTATCTTCTGGCGCGCCGTTTTTCGATAATCGACACGAATAACAATAATAATGGTTGACCCGAGAAAGGTTCGGAACTAGCTTCAGGGGGTAGCAAGAAACCGACTCGCTCGCCCTCGCAAGGGGCGAGCTTTTCAGGTGTAACCTTAACCCGTTTCGAGGATCGAACAATGTACAACTTCAAATCAGAAAATTTCACGATCGAGATCGACCACACCGGCTTTCTGGTCTCGGGTCAGGACGGCGAGACCTTATTTAAGACCGTGGGCGCCGCTGTGGCGCACTACGAAGCGATCGTCGACTCAGGGTCGGGCGAGTGGTGGGTCGCCGAGTGCGCCGCGGTCCTCGCTTATCTCAAGGGCTGGGCCGATGCCTGCGGACAGTAACGATAAGCGCCCGGCGAAAGTCGAAGCGCCTTACCGATGCCCGTACACTGTAGATCTTGAGTTCGGCGCGACCGATATCGAACTCGAAAGAAAGCCGGGCGAAACGCCTAAAGAGCAACTAACACTATTCTGGGCTCGCCCCGCAAAAACGAGGGTTAAAAAATGATCGAACCAAACGAAGTAAGCGAAGAGATTAAAGCCAAGTGCAACAGGGTCGGCCGGCGCGCCGTGCTTATGACGGCCTTTAGCGTGGTGCCTGGATCTCCGAGGCCAGAATTCGACAGTGCCGAGGTCGAATCATGAAGCAGAAGAAACTAAACCGACTTCGGGCGACGGCCGAGAGACTCGCGGCGAACGCCGAGCGGAATCGAATACTCGGATCGAATGAGTGCGATGCGCTTCTCGAACTCTCGACTTTCGCACTGGCGCAGATCGACCGACTCGACGAGAAGAAGGTTCTCAAGTATCGAAAGGAGAAGGAGCGCGAACGACTTCGCGGCACTTGGCCGGATGAAAGCAACCCAGCTCAACACGGCGACGACATACCGCAACCCGGCGAGATCTGGGAATTCTGGCAGCTTAACGAGCGACCCGAACGGATCGTAATCCCTAAGAGCGGCGCCTATCCTAAAACCATGTTTCGAAAGGTGATCGACCGATGAGCGGCGAAGTCGTCGGCCGAATAGGCTGGAACGCTATCACGCTCGTCTGTCGTGAGTGTTATTCGATCTGGATCGGCGTTGTGGCCGATCGCGACGTCGGCAAGATTACGTGCGTAAAGTGCGGATCAATCAATATTGTGACAGTCGATTGGATCGACGAGCCCGGCGAATCGCTTCGAGAATTTAAGAACGGAAGGTGGGTAAAATGAACGAATACGAGATCGACCACTGCGATAAGTGCTCTCGTGAAATATTCGAGCGGCCGTGCTCCTATTGTGCTGCCGAGGCCGAGGCCGAGAAGCCAAAGAAGAAGAAGTCGAAGCGCGACCCTCTCGATCGGTATTACACGCCCGTCTCGGCGACTGAGCCTCTTCTCGCGTACCTCGGCGACCGTCTCGCCGGCAAAGTGCACGAGCCTTGCTGTGGGGCCGACTGGATCGGCCGCGCGCTTCGAGTGCACGAGCCCGTAACGCACTACCTCGGGACGGATATCGATCCGGATGCCGATTCGTTCCACTGGTCGCGAGGCCGAGGCAGGGGCACCGATATGCCGGCGCGCGACTTCCTGGTCGAAGAACCTTTCGCCGGCGTCGACTGGTACGTCTCGAACCCGCCCTTCGTTATTAAGGTCGACGGGCGAACCGTCATGGCGAGCGACTTTGTTAAGAAGATGCTCTCGACGGGCGCTTCGGTCGCGATGCTCTTGCGGTTAACGATGCTCGAACCGTGCAAAGACCGGGCTCAGATCCTGTTCGACGATCCGCCGACAGATCTTTTGATCCTCCCGAGGGTTCACTATATCAACGCGAAGAATCAGAATAACTGCACGTCTGCATGGTTTATCTGGGATCGAGAGCGCGGCGAGAAGGGGCGAACGCTCACGACCTGGCTTAGATTCGAGATCTAATAACATTCAAACAATAATAATGGTTGACGGGCGAGAAAGGCGTCGCTATCTTCAGGGGGCGTTAAGAAACAAACATCGAAGGATCGACATCATGAAAAACTTTGCTAACGACTTTAAGGCAGCGGCAATTCTGGCAACAACCGAGAACGCAACCCGCGGACTTCGGTTGATCGAACGGGCGTTAAACGCCGAGGGGATCGACGCTGACCTTGTGAACCCGAACACGACCGAGGCGCAAGTCGAACTCGGCGGCGGTCGCTTCTTGGCGCTCGATGACGGCGGCAGCTTCTGGTTTAGGATCGTAAGCGTCGACGAAGACGGCCGAAACGATCTCACTGGATACGACGAGGCGTTCGACAACGCCGAGGATGCGGCCGCTTGGGTCGCTGGGAACTAAGGCCGGACCGGTCTCGACTCGCCCCGTAGCGCAAGCACGGGGCTTTTCTCGTGTAACCTTAACTCAGCTCGAAGGATCGACCATGAACGCCAACACACAAAACACCGTCGCCGATACAATCCTCGCCCAGCTCGGCGGCGCTTCTCGCGTCTCGGCAATGACTGGCGCGAAGTCGTTCCTCGCTGGTAAGAGCGAACTTGCTTTTCGATTCAGCGCAAGCAAGTCGGCGAACTACGTCTCGATCAAGCTCGACGCCGACGACACTTATTCGGTCGAGTTTCTCAAGACTCGCGGCGTTAAGTTCTCGATCGTTAAGAAGTCGGTTAACGTGTACGCCCAAGACTTGCCGAGCCTCTTCGAAGAAGTGACCGGCCTTTACCTCACACTCGGCGAAGTTCGGGTTCGATAGCCTGGCGTCGGGCGACTAGCCTTTACCCTTACATGCGGTTAATATCGAGCGAGAGCAACGGAGACGCATGTTAGACGAACAGACGACAGAACGCCCGGCCGAACCTTGGGAACGCCTACAGCGCGAAACTGACGCCCAGTGGGCCGCGTTTAAGTATTACCGCGACACGGTCCCGATTGAGCGGACCATGCTCGCCGCGTGGAATGCCTACGCCGTCGAGAGAACCGGCGAACCTCCAAAGAACAAACGGGCGCCGGGATACTTCGCCGCGTGGAGCTCGGCGAACGATTGGGTCGCCCGCGTACTTGCCTTCGATCGGTATCAGGACGCCGCAAGCGTCGCCCGAATGGAGATCGACCACGTCGCCAAGCTAAACGGATTCCGCGAGCGACTTCTCAACTACGCCGAGGCGTCGACCCGTAACGCGATCCGAGCGATGGCGATTATTGAGCGTTCGCTCGAAGTCTTCGAGAAAGACACCGAACTCGTGTTATGCCCGCGCGAGCTTCCGAAATTTATTCAAGCAACCGCAAAACTTTTCGAGACCGCGGCCGAGCAGGAATCGAGAGCGCTCGCCGTCGACTCACTTCTCGAAGTTTTGGGCGATGAAGACAAACTCACGAAATTACACTAGCGGCGCGCTCGCAAAGCTGGCGCCGCTATTCCAGAGAATCACGGGCGGGATCGGCGATAGCTTCCCTTCGGTCGAAGTGTTCGCCCGTGAATACCTCTCGACGTACCAACCGCACGGCGCGCAAGAAAACCTCGCGCAAGCAATGATTGAGAACCGCTTCGTTACGGTTGTCGCCGGTCGGCGCTCGGGCAAGACCTACGGCGGCGGCCGAGAGTTCTTTAAACGCATTGTCCGCGATTATTGGACCGAGGTCGGCAAGGGTGCAACGTGGACCGCTCCGGCGAGAATCTCGGCCGAAACGAAGCCGTTCACGTGGTACTGGTGCGTCGCGCCGACCTATGCTCTCGGCGTCTACCAGCGGCGAGAGATCTTCGAGATCTTGGGCGGCGTCGACTCGCCTTTGATTCTTCGTTATTCGTCGACCGAAAACGCCCTATGGCTACGCGGCGGAATCTTGATCGAGTTCAAATCGGCCGACAACCCGCTTCGACTTGTGGGCTCGGGTCTCAACGGCGCCTGGCTCGACGAAGCGGCGCGAATCAAGTCGGCAACGTGGGCCGATAACTTGCGCCCGGCGCTATCCGATCGGCTAGGCTGGTCGCTGTTCACGACGACGCCAATGGGCAAAAATTGGGTGCATTCGGATCTTTGGGCTCAGTCGCGCGAGGGTTACGCGAACATTCACTTTAGAACCGTAGACAATACCTCGCTACCACATCTCGTGGCAGAAGCGGCCGAGGCTAAGGCGACACTATCGAAGGCGCTTTACCTCAGGAACTACGAGGCGAGCTTCGACGCGTTCGAGGGCAAGGTTTTCGAGGATTTCGTCGACGACGCGACGCACATCGTTAAAAATATACCGCCGAGCGTTTACCGTAGATTCGCCGGGATCGACTGGGGACACAGTAACCCGGGCTCGCAGATCGAGATCGGTCTATCGCTCGAAGGCTATCTCTACGCCTACCGCGAAGACTATCAACGCGAGCTGCCTCTTATGCCTCCGCCAGATTCGATCGGCGTCGACTCGTGGCGCGACCGATTCAAGGCGGCCGAGAAGCGCGGCGTCGCGCACGCTTGGGCCGACCCGAGCGAACCCGCGAACATCGTAATGTTCAGGCAGGAAAAGATCGATATTCGCCGCGCCGATAACTCGGTAAACCCCGGGATCGATCTTCTGGCGACGCTACTTAAGCCGGTTATGCGGCCTGATGGTATTATGCGGCCGACGCTCTATATTCACGAAGACTGCAAGCACCTTCGACGCGAGCTCGCTTCGTACCGCTGGAAAGATGATAGCAGCGGCAAGCCAGTCAAAGAGGGTGATCACTCGGTTGATGCTTTGCGTTATGGTGTCTATACAGAAGCGAAGCGAAACCGGCTCTTTGTGGCGGACGAGATCGCGAAGGGCTTGAGCTTCGACGCTTTCGACCTGGTGGCATAAGATGGAATCGAGCGGCGTTCGACAATTACGCGAGGCAATGAAGATGGCGAAAGTCTTAGGGTTTACCGAGCGCGAGGCGCGCTTCAATCGAGCGAGCGCCTACTACTGGGGCAAGCAATACGAAGATCTCGAACCTTGGGACACTCCCGAGAAACCGCTTCGAGAAAAGAGGCCGTCGATCCAGATCGGCCTAACTCGCAAAGCGGTCAACCGTATCAACGCGCACCTGTTCGGCGAGGGTCATGCGCCGACGTGGAAGTCTGAGCAAGAAGACAAAGACATAAATGAGGCGCTCGCTGATGTCGTCTCGGCGTCTGGACTTCGTCGCCGATATCTTGAGATCGGCCGGCTCGGTTGCCTGCACGGGACCGTTGCGGTCGGTTTTTACGTGTTCGACGACGGCCGGATCGATACCGAAATCATAAACGCCGGCAAGGCCGAACCAAAGTTCGGCCGAGACGATCGGGCAATGGCGATCGAACTCGGTATCGCGTTTGACGAGCTTCTCGAACTGATCGAGTACTGGCGCACCTTCAAGGATGACGAAGAGACCGGCGAACGTGTCGAGACTTGGCATCGGCGAGACTGGACCGTTAACGCGACGATCGAATACTTCCCGGTCGCCGGGCCGATATCTGAGAAAGTGAAGTGGAAAGAAGACGCCGAGGCAACCGTAACACACGGTCTCGGATTCGTTCCCGCCGAGTGGATTACGCCGATCGATGTCGCCCACGATATCGACGGCGCGCCACTGGTCGAAGATGTCGAGTTCGGTCTCGAAGACGAAGTGAATTATACACTTTCGCAGACCGGTCGCGGTATTCGGTACAATCAAGAACCGACGCTCTTATTCGTCGGCGTCGACCCGGCGAACGACGCCGCGATTCGAAGAGGCGGAAACAACACGTTACTCGTGCAAAACGACCCGGGCGACGCAAGCGGCAAGGCCGACGCCAAGCTCTTAGAGATGAACGGAACGGGCTCGGCAAGTGCGATGGACTATACCCGAATGGTCAGGAATCTTTTTAACGAGATCGTGCAGGTAGTTGACCACGACCCGGCGCAATTCATCGGCGCCGCTTCTGGCGTCGCTCTCGAACGGCTTCTTTATCCTATGGTCTTACTCGTGCAGAATCTTCGGCCCGGTTACGAGGAAGGGCTCGGCCGACTTCTCTTAAAGATGCTTCGAGCGACTGGCGCTTCGAAGGCCGACGACACCAGAATTTCTGCGGTATGGCCGCCAGTGGTAGAACCGACAGCGGTCGACCTTCGAGAGCACTCGGCGGCGATCGTGCAGCTTTACGAACTCGGTCTAATCGATCGACAGAAGGCGATCGAATATCTCGCGCCGTTTCTCGACATCGAAGACGTGGGCGAGTTTCTCGATCGGGTCGACTCCGGCGTAATGGCAGCGGGAACCGCCGAGCCTAAATAATGCCGAAAGTTCCCGACGAAATTCTCGCGCTCGCGCGAACGCATCACGCCCAATTAATCAGGCTTGAGCGCGACGCCCGGGTCCGGGTCGGCCGAACGCTCGAACGGGCGCTCGCGCGAATCGAGAACGATCAACAGTTCCGCCAGTATTCCGACTTCGAGGCGCTGCAAGCTAGCGAGGTCGAGATCTTGGCGCGCTTAACCGCGCTCGAAACGACCGTCGATCTAGAGACCGCGCTCGAAGAGATCCTCGGCGAAGGGCTCCTAATGGCGCCGAGTCACGCCGAGCGAGAGCTTTCGTCGTGGCTTAACCGGTTCGGCGCGGAATCGCGGCCGCTTAACCTGGCGTCACTTGGCGAGCTCTCAAGGCAAACGGTGATCGAACGAATACCGAGTTCGCTTGCGACTTGGGGGCCGGATATCGCTCGACGGGTTCGCGAAGAGCTTTCGGCGGCGACGGCGACGAAGACGTTCGCCGACCCTATTATCGACACACTGCAAAGCGCGATCGGTGCCGAAAGGTGGAAGGCGGATCGAATCTTTCGAACCGAGCTGTTCACAGCATATAACAACGCGCACTTGGAAGGGCTCAAAAACGCCCGGGACATTTACGACATACCAGTCCGCAAATCGGCGATCGTAACTTTCGACTCTCGAACCGGCTCCGACTCCTACCCGATGCACGGACAAGTGCGAGATCTCGAAGAAAATTTCGTCGACGGCGACGGAAGAACATTCATGCACCCGCCCGGCCGGCCGAACGACCGCGAAAAAGAAATACCTTGGATCGACGACGGCGAAGATCTCGAACTCGTGCCGGTAGAAGAGGGCATCGCCCGGGTCGAGGCCGAGAAGGCTCGGAACCGCGAACTCGCCGGCCGCGCCCCAGTCGCGCCGACAACCGCTTCGACTCAGGCGCCGCGCGCGCCCGTCGACACCTTCGACCGACGCCGCGAAGACCGCCGAGGTATCGAAAGAAGATCGATTCGAGAAGGCCGTCGAGAACCGCATGGAAGCAATCCGGCGCGGTAGGTATAACCGTTATGACGACGCAGACTTCGACGCGGCGGTTCAAGAAGAGGCGGCTAGACGCCGGGCGATCGAAGAGAAGAAGAGGATCGAAGAACGAAAAGAAGAGATCGGGTTTAAGATCGACGGCGAGGGGCGAGGGTTCGTTTCTGATGCGCGCGAGAAAACTCTCAACGAACAGATCTCGAAAGGGCCGATCGTTGATAAGGGCGACTCGATCGAAGACATTAAACGGAAGCGGGCGATCGCCGACGCCGAGGCCGAGTTCGAAGCGTCAATCGCGAGAGCAGCTCGACGCAAAGAAGAGAAGGCGGCCGCGCTTAAAGCGGTCGAGGGTGAAAGATGAAAACCAGAATATACAAAACGATCAACGGAAAGACGATCGTCGCGCTTCGGCCTGAGACCGAGATCGAGGCCGAGCTATTGAGCATCGACACTAAAAGTGTCAGTAAGAAGATCGATTCGCGTCATTCGTTTGGCGACGATCGGGAAGATCAACCAGTGGAGACAAAAACCAATGCGAAAGAATAAGAAGCACAAGAACTGGAAGCGCCAGATCGATCACATGTTCCAATTCAAGGTCGAGGACGAAGACGACGCCGTCGGCGCCGGCGGCGCGAGTGCGACGCAACCCAAGGGCCAAGCGGCCGAAACTAATCCTATTCCGCCCGTCGTGGTTCCCGACACTGGCGCGGCCGACAAGCTAAAGGCGCTCGAACTAAGCCTCGAACGCGAACGCAAAGCGCGCGAGAAACTCGAACGTGAACGCGACGAAGCGGCCGACGCCAAGAAGACCGAACTCGAAAGAGCTCAGGAACTCGCCAGCGTCGAGTCTAAGAAGCGCGCCGACGCCGAGGCACGGTTAACCGGAATGCTTCGCGAGAGCGCGCTACGCGACGCCGTGGCGCTTATCGGCGTTCGCCCCGATCGTATCGCGGCCGTTCTTCGCGTCGCAGACTTGTCGGCGATAACCGTCGACGACTCGGGCGCTATGGTCGGCGCATCGGCAACGGCCGAGACGATTAAAAAAGATTTTCCCGAGTTCTTCGGGGCCGGCGCGCCGGGCTCTACCGCAAACCCGAACAGCGGCGCCGGGAAGCCTGGCGACAGATTGGGAGGTGCGCCGGATGAATTCGAATCCGACTACGAACTCGGCAAGGCACTTGCGGCCGGTAGCAAGAAAAAGAAAACTCGACTCTAACATTCACGTGTTCAACCCTAAGAGAGCTTAAAAGATGAATAACACCGTTCAGAACCAATACGTCGGCACCCGTGAACAGCGCGGCGCCGTTTGGCTTACAGCAAACGGAAGTAACGAGATCGCATCGGTGTCGGTCGGCACCTCGCCCGCCGATGGCGGTTCGACCGCCTACCGCCAGATCGTCGAAGGTACAGTTCTCGCGAAGCGAAACGATCTCGGGCTCCACTACCCATGCGCGAGCGATACCGTGCAATCGACCGTAACCTCGGCAAACATGGTGCCGGTCGCCGACGTGCTGCAATTCGAGATCGGGCAATACGTCGAACTCGAAACGCTAAGCGCCGACGCTTCGCGCTTTCGCAAAGTTACCGCAATCGACTACGCAACGAATGAACTTACCCTCGACGGAGCCGCGTTCTCGCTCACCACTGGTGACGCGCTTAACGTCGACTCGGGCCGCTCGCGGTCTCAGGCGGCTGGCGGGCTTACCGCATCGGCGACCCTTGTTCTTGATGCTGGCGAGGGCTCGAAATTCGAAGTTGGCGACACTCTTGAATTCGTGGGCGATACCTCGCGAACGATTACGGCGATCGCGACTGATACCCTCACACTCTCGGCCGTTGTCACAATCGCGGACAACTCTCAGATCGTGTCGAACTCTGACGCTCAGTATAAGATCACGAATAAGACCGTGACGATCGATCACTTCGAACTGATTCCGCAGAACGTCCTGATTCCGACTCGCCCGATCGGGCGAGTCAAAGAGATCTTGGTTGTCGGCCTTACCGACGCAATCAAGACGGCGCTCGCCGGTCGAATCATTTTCGACCAACGCACGATCGCCTAATCGGCGGCAACACTAAGGCCAAGCGGCCGAAACCAGATAGGATCACAAATGGCACGTCAAAAAATCAAAGAATTTTATACACCCGAGGAACTCACACCGGAGCTGCTTAACGGCATGACCGACGAACTTGAGTATCGCCCGCGCGCGATCCTCAACTTCGTCGATCCGGTCTCGCACGATAGCGAGAAGATCGAACTCGATATTCTGATTCAACCCGTCGACCGGTTCGCGAACATTGTCGGGTTCGCCGACAGCTCGATCAAAACGGAAGGCCGAAAGACCGAGAAGGCGTATCGCTCGCCGTTTCACGTCAAGAACTACGAAGGCTTCAAGGCGACCGACTCGAAGATGGTCCAGCGTTCGGGCAACTCCTACGCGATCTCGGCCGACGGCGTTCGCATGTCCACCGAGATGCAGGAAGATCGGCGCATGAACCTCATGCACTGGTCGGTTTTGTCGATGATCAACGATAAGCAATTCACGTATCAGGACGGCGACTTCTTGATCACTGTTCCGTTCACGGAAGACATCGGGAACCTGACATCTCCAACCCTCCCGCTTAACAACTCGTCGGCGACGATCTTCCCGTATATTCTCGCGATGAAAAACGAGTATCTACGCCAGTCCGGCCAAGCTCCCAACCTGGTGTTCATGAACGCCTTGACTGGCGGCCGATTCATCGGGATTCCAGAGGTCAACGCCGCGTTCGTCGCCCAACAATCGAGCGATCCGGATAGCTCGAACTCGATGTTCGAGTCGTTCACGTGGAACGGTATCACCTGGGTGATTCTTCACGAGGAATACCCAGATCTCGCCGGCGCGCTTCAGGCACCGATCTCCGACAATCGAATGATCGTAACGGTCTCGAACGTTCTCGATCCGAACTCACAAGTCGCCGGTAAACCCTTCAAGGTCCACCGCGCTTCGAACGCGTTGAACGCGAACAACCCGACCCGGGCGTATTACGACACGTTTGAAGTCTCGAACGACCCGTTCGAAATCGGGCATCGCATGTACGACAACTGGATTCCCGGTATCGCGAAACGGAACGTCGTGTTCCATTGGAACACAGTAACCGAGGCGTAATGGTTCGCGCGCGACTTCGGTCGCGTGCGTCGCGCTGGCTTAGAGCTTCCGCTCTAGTCCGGCGCAATGCACGCAACAAACGAGAGGCGAGAGAATGAAAACACTTAACGATCTGGAAATGAAAGAGCTTCGGGAACTCGCGTTCGACCTTGAGGCGCTGACCGAGACCGAACTCAAAGCCAACAAGAAGAAAGACCTTCTCGCGCTGGTCGAGGATGCGCTCGCCAAGGTCGACGAGGGCGATCGGGCATCGACCCTATCGGCTTATGGTATCGGCGCGGCCGAACTTAACCCCGACGAAGCGGCGACGCTCGATCAACCCGGCGACAGCGAACTCGCAAAGCTACCCGACGAAGCGGCCGAACCCGTAAAGGTTACGGCGCCCGCGCCGATCGCCCCATACGTGGAACCAGAAGAGACGCCGCGGGTTCTGCCTTACGCAATTCAGATTCGCGAGCACAAGCTCGGCGGCTCCTACCAGTACGGCGAGATCGTAATCGAGCCCACCGCCGAGCTGGTCGACTCTCATGTTCACGCGAAGTTATCGGAAGAGGGCGTCCGCAAGCTTCAGGCACGTGGAACCCGAACCCGCAAAGCTGTAGGGCGGTAACGTTCTACATGGTCCCGGTTAGCTCGGACCGTCTCCCCGTGCTCGCCGGGACTTTTTTAAGGTGAACAAATGGCCGCTTCATATTCCGAGATCGACGCCCCGCTCTACACCCTTGCCGAATGCAGGGTCGAGATCTTGCGAGTCGATACACTTATCGCCGAGCTATCATCGAAGCCTGTAGGTGTCGGCGTGCCTGGCGTCGGGAATGCGCATTACGTGGGCCGGTTAACGGACCTTCGGAAAGAGCGCGAGGTATGGTCGGCGCGCCGAGACGAAGCGATTAGGTACGAGCGAGAGGCCGAGACCGGCGTAAGGCGCTCCGCGCTCCAAGGGCCAAGACAGGTGCTTGAATGAATATCGCCGACGCTATGCTCGCAATGGTTCGCGCTGATGCTCTCGGCGAATTCGTTCCCGACGTTGCGAATTTTCGACGGGAGCGGTCGACTGGTACGCGGAACCATCTTGGCGAACTCGTGGTTACGTCGACCGAGACTCTCGATCTATACCTGATCGAAACAACCGGCCGCGGAAAGCTCGACGACGAAGTTCGAAACGAGCGCGAGGTCGGCGGACAGATACAGGGCGAGCTGATACTAATGTCGCTCGAAGACGTACTCGCCGAGGGCGACCGCGTGGTTCGCATCGCGACCGGCGACCCGTGGCTAGTCGTGGCGATCGACGTCCCGAGATTAAACGGGCAAGCTGTAAGCTATAACTACCGGATTCGAAGGCAAACCGATTGAGCACTCAAACCGTTTCGATCACAAACTACGGCGCCCGACTCAAGCTCGACGATCAAGATCGCCGGGCTCGCGTCGTTCGGGCGTTGTACAAGGCCGCTCTAATTGGCGAGACGATCGTCGCTCAGAAGACGCCAGTCGACCGAGGGCAAGCGCGGAACGCTTGGGCGGTTACACCTACGGCGACCGGCGCAGAACTCTATAACGATGCGCCCCACGCGGGAATTCTCGAACTCGGTTCGCGCCCGCATCGCCCACCGCTTCGACCGATCCTCGAATGGGTGGTTCGCAAGTTCGGCACGGGTAAGAACACGGGTAAGAAGTCGTTCGTCGAATTCTCGGAAGTCGAACCGCACCTATTCGGAATCGCTAAAGCTATCGTCCGGAAGATCGAAGCAGAAGGCACGAGACCGCACTACATGGTGCGCGACAGCTTGCCGAAACTCGCCGAGATAACAAAAAAACAAGTTGAAAAAGCGCTGGGGGACTGGTGACAGTATCAACACCTAGAGACGCGCTTGTTCACGAGATCGCGAAGTCGATCGAGGCCGTCGCCGCGCTCTCGACAGTAAAAGTATTCCGCGGGTTTCCCGAGGTTGAAGACTTTTCCCTACCCTCGATCTCGGTCTCAGCGTCGGCCGGTACGATCGCGAAGCGTCGAAAGATCGAGATCCGCGAGACCGTTCTAGGCACCGGGAAGATCGAAACGCTTTACGAGACTTCACGCCGCGAGATGGTCGGCACGATCGAACTTTGGAGCGGGTCGAAGACCGAGCGCGAACCGCTCGAACTCGCGCTCGACACACTGTTCGAAGGTGGTCAACCCTCGAACTATGGCAACGGCTCGCCGGGCTCGGTCGGCCTTGTTCTGATTCTTTCCGCGCTGTACGACGTGAAGGTTCGAGCGCTTATCGTGGACAAGAATACACAGGATGCAGGCGGCGCGCGTGACGGTTATTTTAGATTGCTTTATTCTTTCTCGGCGTCGGTCCCGAACGTCGTAAGAATGGAGCACAACCCGGCGACGTTCACGAATACCAACACGGTTAGCAATACCGTCGAAATTTGAGGTTAGAAAATGGCGATCTATAACACGACCAACCCGAGCGAGTTTAAGCTTACAGACTCGATTATTATCGCCGAGCAGGCGCAACCCAGTTCGGGCCGACTTTCGTCGGGCGCCGCGCTTACCGGTATCGTCGGCGCGTTCCCTTGGGGGCCGACCGATACGCTTCTCGAATTCAATTCGGGCGCCGCATTGATCGAGACTCTTGTCGGCGGTTACGCGTCGCCGGAAGAGTTCGGCGGATATCGTGCGATCGCCGAGAAGAGATTCGGCGGTCCTTTGCGTATCGTTCGAGTCGAAGCGGCCGACGCCGTTAAAGCGACCGTTACACTTTCGGATGCCGCCGGACCCTACGCCGCGCTCGATATCACGGCGAAATATTCCGGCGTCGCCGGGAACTCGATCACCTACACACTGACCAAGGTTAGCGCGAGCGTGTTCGATCTTCTGATTACGTTCGGCAATACGGTCGAAGAATATCTCGCCGTCACTCTCGACGCGCCCGGGCTCGCCGCTGTAACGGCCGCTTCGGCGTTCGTTGATCTTGCTCTTAACGTGGGCGGCGGCGACGTTCCCGAGACGGTCTCGGGAAGCCTGGCAACGGGTAGCGACGGAACGCTAGCCGATCTCGATTACACCGGTTCGGCGTCGGTCGCTTCTGGCCTGTACGTCCTTCGACAGATGGAGGACGGCGGGTTCGTGTTCGTCGCCGAGTATACAAGCGCGGCGATCGTTACGGCGCTTCAAGCGCACGTTGCGGTTAAACTTTGCAATGCTGGCGCGCAAGCGTCGATCTCTGACGTGCTCACTACGAATAACACCGCGGCCGACGGCGTCGCCGACGAGCGACTCCGGCTCTTTAACCACCGCGTTACACAGTCGATCAACGGCGTAACCTACACCGTCGACCTGACGGCATTCTATGCGGCGATCTGGTCTTCGATCGATCCTTCTGAGTCGATCGCACAAAAGAAGTGGTCGACCTACTTGTCGCAGATTACGGGCGTTCCGGCCGGCGTTCTTTTGGAACGCGCCGAATGGATCTCGGCCGACGGCGTCGGCGCTATCATGCTCGAAAAACTCACGGGCGGCGGCTATAAGTTCCACATGGATATTACGAGCGACACGACCGACGGCGCGACGAGTTCGGTTCGTCGACGTATGCACGATCTCGTTAACCTTGAGACCGGAACGGCGCTTGAGAACTTCGCGAACGCGAAACCGACTCCCGAGAACCGACGCGCCGCTAAAAGCGCAATGGACAAGAAGCTCGCGACCCTCTTAGAGAACCAGCAAGTCGAACAATACTCGACGGTCGAAGTCTCTCGAACGGGCGACTCGGTTGTTTTCGAGACTCAGGTAAAACTGTTCGGCGAGCTTCGATTTATCATCAACAAAACCAAGGTCGGCGAGAACGTCGTTATTACCGAAGTCGCTTAATCAAACGCCCGCGGGCTTTAGAAAGGTAGGTTTATCATGGGCGAAATTTCGCGCGGACAAGATACACAGATTCAGATCTTTAACGTCGACGGCGAATTGATCTCGATCCTTAACCCGACAACCTTCTCGGCCGATATGGATTCGACCGAGGAACGGCAGAACCGACTAGGCGAGCGCGAAGAGATTCCGCGCCAGATCTTGCACGGCTTTTCTGGCTCGGCCGGATTCGAGGAAGAGTCGCCGGTTCTCGACGATCTTATCGACGCACAGGTAACCGGGTTTCTTAACGGCGAGAAGGTCCACACGATCGACATTCTCGACACTCAGTATTACCCAGAAACGGGACAGGAACGCACTTACGTCTACCCGGGCGCCGTGTTCAAGATCTCGAAAAGTGTTAGCGACAAAACGTCGGCAGTCGATCGAACCCTTAGTTGGACTTCGAAGATGCGCCGGCTAGTATAACCCGACGGCGCGCCAATTCCGGCGCGCCTTCCATGAACTGTAGGAGACGAAACCATGAACGAAGACAACAAATCCGAAGACGAGAGCGACTTCGAGCGAAACACCTACGATCCAGAACTTCACGGCGCATCATACGAAGTTCCCGACGGCGAGGTCGAACCCGACGCGACAGCCTGGCACGGATACATGCCTCCAATCATGGAAGGCGGGAAGCCGATCTATATTGAAGGCGTTTACCCGAACACTCAGCTAACCCGACAAGCTCTCGAAGCGGTTCGTAAGAAAGACCGACGCGAGCCCCTTATCGGGCTAAAGGAAGGACAGGAAAACTTGATCCGGCTTTGCGTCAAAAAGATCGGGACACAGTCGGTCACGTTCGGCGACTTGCGCGGTAAGGGTCTAGACAAGTATCTCACTTCAAAGCAGATGCACTTTGTGATCGAGATGTTCGACCGGTTCACTACGCCGGATGAGGCCGACGTCGAGGATTTTATGAGCACGGTCCAGACGGGCCGACGCAAAGCGTAAGCGAGGACGACGACGAACTCGACGAAGTCTCGCGCGCAATCGAACAGGCGAGAGCGCGCGAGGAACTCGAAGGAACACGGGCTCGGCATCGGCTCTTAACCTTCATGATGGATCTTGAGTTCGTGCAACGGCTTGAGGCTCAATGCCTACAGCTCGCGAGATACGCGCATCAAGATCTAGAGAAGATCGAATCCTGGTCCTATCCTCTTTTATTGCGTAGATATGCTACGCTGACTCGGGTTATTGACGCCGAGAAGACCACGGAATAAGCGATGCCACTTTCCACAATGTATAAGGTCATCACCCGGTTTGAGACCGACACCAGCTCGACCGAGAACAAGGTCGACAGACTTACCGCCAAAGTCGACCGACACGCCGAGAGGGTCGAAAAAGCCAAAGGGCTATGGGCCACCTTCGGCGGCGCAATCAAGGGTGCAATACTCGGCGGCGCGGTTCTCGGCGCCGGCCTTCTTACGAAAAGAATGGTGACACTCACGAACGCCGCGGCCGACGCGAAGATCCAGATCGCGGCCGTGTTCGAGCAGTCGAACCCGGGCAAGTTCGCAGACAATTTAAAGCGCGCCGGAACCCTATTCGATAAATTCAAGAAGTCTTCGATCACTTCGCCGGCAACGTCTCAGGACTTTTTGACGTTGTTCGGCGGCGTTGCGCCCGGGCTCGCGCCGCTAGGGATATCGAACGATAAGATCGATCAGTTTATCTCGCGTTCTGTTCCGGCCGCCAAAGCGTTCACGGGCGGCGACTATGAGCAGGCCGGGCGAGATATGCTTCAGATCCTGCAAGGTCAAGCGGGCTCAGATACAAAGACGTTCAACTCGCTAAAGGCCGACCTTTACGCGAAGACCGGAACGAAAGACACCGAGTCGTTCAACAAACTGGCGAAGTCTAACCCGATGAAAGTCTTCGACGCGCTTAACGATACGCTCGCCGGAATGGATGCGGTCAACGCCGAGTTTGGGGATTCGTTCGGCGGCCTTCTCGCTTCGGTTCAAGAACTCGGCGACGAGCTGCTTCGAACGATCGGCGGCCCAGTCCTAAAAGAGGCGAGCAAGATCCTAAGTCGAATGGTTCAATACTTCTCGGATAACGCCGGCGAAGTCGAGGCGCTTGGCGAGAAGATCGGCGGAAAACTCGCGGCCGGTCTCAGGATCGCCGAGACCATCACGAAATCAATCCTAGAGAACTTTCGAGGTATCGCCCTAGTCGGGTCAGTAATCGCGGCGAAGAAGGCGTTCGGGCTCGCTCAGTTCGCCGGAACGGCCGTTAGCGGTTCGGGTATCGGCGCAAGTCTCGCGGCGAACCTTGGGTCGGCTTCTCGAATCGGCAAGGGCGCACTATCGGCGCCGGGAAGACTTGCGGGCGGCGCGGTCTCAGGGATCGGCGAGCTTATGTTCGGCGGTTCGTTCGGGCCGAGACAAGATCGCTTCTCGAAAGGCTGGCGCGGATTAAAGGCGGCCGGCGCTCGCCAGATCAACGGCGACGGCGTGAACTTCGAAACACTTAACCGCGGCGCTTCGGCGCTAAAGGGCGGCGCGATGTCCGCTCTAACAGGCGGCCTTCCCGCCTTAACGGGCGGACTGGCGACGCTCTCGACGATCCTTCTACCCTTGATCGTGATTGTCGGAATGATCGCCGGAACCTTTCGAGTGCTCAAAGACGGCGCGAACGAAGCGACGCAATTTTTCCGAACGTCGGTCGACGAGCTCATGATCGCTTTAGACATGATCGCGATCCAGTTCGGAAGTTCGGGCGGGTTCGTCTCAGGAATCAAAAGCCTGGTCGACTGGCTCGGGACTGGTGTCGTTGGTGTTATCGGCGCCGGCGTTAAGGTAGTCGAACAGCTCGCGCGAGCCTTCTCCTATATGTTCGCCGTGTTTCGCGGCGCCGCTATGGGTATCGGGTCGATCATAACTCAATTCGAAAAGAAGGGTTTCTCGGCCGCGTTCGACCCGGATTTCGTTAAGAAGGCGTTCTCGGATGGCATGGCAAAGACGATGGACGAAAGGCGCAAGGCCGAGATCGCGGCGTATAGGGCTCTCGAAAAGAAGAAGAAAGAAGAGAAGGAAAAAGAAGACGAAGAGGCAGCGGCCGCGGGCGGCGTGAAAGCTCCTAAAATCGCAGTGACGATCAACCAGACGATTACGACCGACGCGAACCCAGACCGGATCGCGTTACGAGTCGGCGAGGTTATCGGCGACACGATGCGCAAATTTCCACGGGCCGCGGCCGGTGTAAGGGCGAGGTAACCCTATGGGCTCAGTATTATTCACGGCCGAGGAATCCGGCGACTCTTTCGAGCTAAAAGATAGCGACTTGCCCAAAGAGATGCAGACAGGCGCCAAACTTCGAAAAACGGTCTCGCGATACTCGGGCGACTATGCGTCGGTTCAGGTTCACGGGACCGAGCTCAAGCCGATCGACTTCGAGGGCGTGTTCGATGATACATGGGCCGGCGAAACCGGCCACGCCTTAGAGATGCGCGGCACGATCGACGCGCTGGTCGCGCTCGGCGAGATCGTGCGAATGGAGTATGGGAAGACCGAACTATGGGGGACTCTCGACGCCGAGTTCGTCGAAAAGAATTCGGCGCGAATCACGTATCGAATTATGTTCGAACCTTACTGGCGCAAAGACCCGAGTTCGCAGATTTACATAGCGTTCGCCGAACCGCCGAACGATCTCGCCGAGCTTCTCGACTCTCGACTCGCGTCGACGGCGAGTTTTTTCGAAGCGGCGCCGGACGGCTTAGATCTTTCATTCGTCGGCGATATCGTTCTCGGGCTCGCGAGCGTTAGAAATATTACGTCGAACGTGCTCGGGTACGTCTCGAAGGTCGCGGATTATGCCGACCTGACGTCGCAACAGATCGGCCTAGTCGTTAGGTCGCTTTTAGCGGGACAAAGAACTCTAAGCAGCGTTAAGGGGCGACTACAGGGCGCCGGCGAGTCACTGTTCGGCGCTTCGGCCCCTGCCTGGCTTGGCGGTGGCGAGTACATAACCGAGGGTTCTCGACGCGTCGACCAATCGATCGAAGACCTGATCGCGATGCTTCGAAAGTTTCTAAGCCTTCAGCGACCGATCCGACAACGCACACATATAGTGCGCGAAGGTGATACACTCCAAGCACTGGCGAAGTTATACCTCGGCGACTTCTCGCGATGGACCGAGATCGCCGACGCGAACGATCTAGACTCGGCGACGCTTGTAACGGGTTCGGTTCTCAAGATTCCAAGAAGGTGATCCATGTACCCAGAATCTTACCCGCAAGGCCGAGTCAATCTCGCGATCGCAACCGGCGACACGGTCCCGATTCAGGGCGCCGGCTTGATCCGACTCGGCGCGGTTCCGCCTATTCGGATTAGATACGAATCGAATAACACGTTAACGGCCGACACCTTCGAGATCGAGATCGACGAGGCCTTATTTCCTCTCGACGTGCGAGACGTGCTCGCCGTCGCCGTCGACATTCACCTCGGCGACGCCGGAAGCCTTACCGCAAAGATCGACACGAACTCAGACACCAACCGAATGATCCTCGGACAGACCGACGAGATCTCGAAGTCGATCAAAACTGATGATGTTTCGACCGTGAAGCTCTCGGGCCGGGATTATGCCGGAATGCTTTTAGACGAAAAATGGCAAGGGCGAACCGTTGCTCTCGGCCGCAAGCTTTCCGAGATCGTCGAAGAGGTCAAAGAATCAATTCCAGCCTTTGCGGGACGGGTCGACGTGGTGTCGCTCGACGGGTTCGATCCAGTGGTCCCGACTGGCGCCGGGCGCAAGCGTAAGCAGTACACAGCTCAACCTGATAAATCGGTATGGGAGGCGCTAATCGATCTCGGGATGAAGGTCGGCGCGATCGTTACGGTCGACCGAGATCGGATCGTGATTCAACCGCCCCGAAACGTACTATCTGAGATCGACGGTTCGCGCTCGCCGCTCTTCGTCGAGGGGCGCAACCTTCGAGACCTAGAGATCAAGCGGAGACTTGGAAAGCCGGACGTACCCAATGTTCTGGTGCAGTCGATCGATCCTTCGACGGGCGCACTGGTCGAGGGTCGCTACCCGGTCGACTGGCGCGAGTCGGCGCGAGCGATGCGGGTTAAAGAGCGCGCAAAGAAGACAACCGACGTGGAATTCCGGCGCTTCGTGATTCGACACCCGGCGCCGACCGTCGAGATCTTAAATAGCGTCGCGCTACAGGTTTACGAATTCCACGCTCGCGAGCAAATCGAGATCAGCTTCTCAACTTTCGATATGGCGGTCTCGCCGCGGCCGGTTCCGCGCGAGATCGATCAACGTCTCGACTTCTCGGGCGATATGTTCCCGACGACTCAGCTTCGAAACGGGTCGCCGCTTCGAATACGTGTCGAACCCGACGCTCGAAAGGTTTTAGAGAAGGCCGTATCGTCGGCCGAGAAGGAACGCCAGTTAATCACGGCCGGTTATCAACACGAGGTCGCGGCGATACTGGCACGAGGGTATAGACTCTTCGACGAGTTATTCTTCGTCGACACGGCGTCGCACGAATTCACTTCGGACGGCGGTTATAAACTCGATGTAAGCGCGATCAACTTTATTACGGCCGACGCATGAGTATTGAGGCGAAACTACAGGAACTCGACGGGCGGGCGATGGTACTCGCCGAGGGCGTCGTAATCTCAGACGGCACGGTCGAAGACGGAATGATCGAGATCGACTTCAAGCTCTCGACGACTGGCGAGACGGTTATCGTCGAAGAGGCTATCTCGGCCGGAAGTGTTTTCCGCGTACCACGGGCCGGCGAGCTTGCTCTAATTGGATTCGTCGACGGCGATCGGAATGAAGGCTACGTCCTCGGGTGGATATCTCGCTCGGGAAATTCTGCGGCGCCTAACGTATCGCCCGGGACGGTTTACGTTTACGCCCGGGACGGCGAAGAAGTTCGACTCGTTTCGAACTCGAAGGTGACGGTCGAAGCGCCCGACATAAGGCTCGGCGGCGACGCCGCGGTCTCGATGGTCGCGCTTGCGAACAAGGTCGACGCTATATTCGGAAGGCTTTACGGCGTGTTCGCGACGTGGCTACCGTTAAGCGATACCGACTCGAAGTCGCTCAAGATCGCGTTTAGCCTGGCTTTCCCAACGGCGCCCGAAAGTGTAGCGTCGACGAAGACGAGGTCGGAATAATGGCGAACGAAAACAAGATCGACATAAAGTTACCATTCACTGAGATCGCGGGCGGGCTCGCGATGGTCGAGGGTAACGAACTTGCGTCTCAGCGTATCGTTTTCGGTTACGGCATAACGCCGGGCGATATCGTGCACCGCCCAGAATGGGGCGCAAACCTCGAAGACTTCGCGAACGCCAAAGCGACCGACGACAACCTAACCCGACTCGGGAATCAGGCGCGCCGGTTCCTTGGAACCTTACCGTTTCTCGAAGAGTTCGCGGTCGAGATCGAAGCGGTCGGAAGTTCGGCAGAAATACAGACGAAGGCTCGCACGATTGACGGCGATCTTCTTGTCCCTGACGTGGTGATCTAAATGCCTACAATGCCGAGCGAGCAAGAACTTTATAACGAGATGCAATCGGCCGTTACGGCCGACGCGAGCACGAGCCTAACCGACTTCTCTCCGGGTTCGGGTCTCGACGTTATGGCCGGCACCGTGGCGACCGTCGCGCGGGCGATCCATCGTTGGATGATGCGGTTAACGCGAACGGCCTTTGTATCGACCGCGGAAGGCGGCGAGCTCGACTTCGTAATCGCCGACCGGGTCGATCTGGCGAGACTCTCGGGCGAGTCTGACGACGACTACCGGGTTCGCTACTATAGTTATATTCAGGCGCTCGGCCGCGGCACTCGCCCGGCTTGGGTCTATTTCCTCGAAAATATTGTCGAGGGCGTCGAGACCTACACGATCGAAGAAGATATCGGATCGGGAATTGTAACCCTCACGATCCGGCCGGCGTCGGGATATACCGAGGCGGGAATTCAGGCGGCCGCGCTCGCCGCGCTTTCTGCCTGGCGAGTCTTAGGCGGCCCGGCCGTAAATATCGAAACCGAGGCTTAACGCATGGCGCGGACTATTTCCCAAATCAAGGCCGAACTCGACAAGATATTTCCTCGCGAATGGAGCGAGAACGCAGTCGGGTCGGCGCTCGTTACTGGCATCGCAAGCGTGCTAGCGACGCGCGAGACGCTCTTCGACGGCGCGGGCGGATGGTTGGAGCAGATGTTCGCCGGAACGGCGCTAGGCTTCTGGTTAGACGAGCACGGCGCCGACTACGCAATCGAGCGCGGACCGGGCGAGACCGACGACGACTACCGCGCCCGAATAGGCTGGTCGCCCCAAATATTGACCGAGGGTAACGCCGTCGCCGAGCTTTCGCGGTTCTTGCCGGCCGAGGGTTATTCGGTTGTGATCGAAGAACCGCACGCGAACGTACTCGGCGACGGGTTCTTTCTCGACGACACGAGCTCGCTACTTACCGATCGAGACGGGCCGAAATTCCTGTTCTGGATCTTTATTCCTACGCCGGAAGTCGTCTACCTTCTCGACTCGTTTCTCGACGTCGATCTATTCCTCGGCGTCGAGTCTTATCTCGACGAAACACAAGACGATCTAGATCGTCGGCATATTCGTCAGATATTCGACGCAACCGAGGCGCGCCGAGGGTTCGGCATCGCTTGGGGCTCTACCGTTTCGAACTTGGCTCAGTTACCATATTTTGCGGGCCTATTTAAGGCTCGGCCGGGAGGCTACGAAAATGCAGATTCTTAGAGTATTAAAGACACCTTACGAACTCTTCGACGCAACCGACGTGGTTCGGCTCGCTAAAAGTTCGGTCCGGAACATGGCGGCGCTCGGGTTCGCCACCCGCATGATCGCCGGCGACGGTTCTACAGTTCTCGACGCGCCCGTTTTCATCGGGTCTTCATTTGAGCCTACGGCTACCGGCGCCGACGCGCTGGTCTCGCTAAAGGCCGGGATCGCGTTTTTGTACGATACGAGTGAGGCCGACGCGTGGCTCGGAGAAGTGGAGATCGTGTTCTCAGACGAAGTCGACACGATCGCGTTAGCGACAAACGTCGACGGCTCGGGCGACGATCGGATCGACGTTATTTCTCTTCGACCACTCGAAGTCGAAGAAGATTCACAAACGCGTTGGTTCAAAGATCCGTCGACGTTAACGAAGTCTCAGGTCGCATCGCCCCAGCGGGTTCGGCTCGATTACGAGATCGTCGTAACAACCGGGACGGTCGAGCCCGAGCCGGTCGCACCTTCGACGCCGGCCGGAACCTATAAGGTCGCGGAAGTTTTTCGAGTGAACGGACAAGCGAACGTGAACCCTTCTGACGTAACCGACGCTCGAAGTCTGGACCGAGTTCGCGCCGGTATCGTCGAAGCGTTCTCGGGTCTCGTGACGAGAGCAGGGGCGTTATGTTTTGGCAATCCGGACGGCGACCATATTCGGATCGAGCGCGACTCGGATACTTCGCCGACGCACTTGCGGGTAAGGAATCAGGCCGGCGCAGATATGCCGATGCAGGCCGGAAACTTTCGGGTTAGCGGCGCCGCGAAGAGGGTCGAAACGAACGACTTTCGGGCGCATACGAATACAGGCACGGACGGGATCTTTAACTTCTACGACGACGACGCGAGCGCCTACGGCGTTCTCGCCGCGAAGAATACGCCGCTCGCTTGGGCGTCGTTTCTGTTCACTGGCGGAACTTGGGCCATGCAATCCGGCTATAATCTCGGCGGAACCGTAACCGATGTGGGCGGGCTCGGTTCTTTTAACGTGCAATTCGACGTCGATATTCTCGACAACGCCGGCGCCGCTTTCGCAACCTTCTTCGGTACTGGCGCGCTTCACGTCGAAGCGAGCGTCGTGGACTTCGCGGGAACGAACCGGCTTGTGATCAATACCTACACGATGGCGGGCGTTCTCGCCGACCCTACAACCGGCGACCGCGTGCACGTGATGTGTATGGCGTTGCCCGTGCCTTAAAGGTTAACGAATGTCGCTATCAACTAAGACGCTCGCCGAGCTGGCTAGACTTAACGTCGGCGCCGGTCTCACGTCGACCCTTCAAGCTACTGCAACCGTCGCGAACGGAGCCCCTGTGGGCGCTCTCGTGGGCGTTGATACTTCCGGCGCCGTCATGTGCGAAGTGGAAGTCGTACCCGACACGGGTTCGCCAGTCTGGACCGTTTGGGGCTACTCGGCCGGAAGGTGGAAAGAGCTCTCGAACCTTATCGGAAAGACGAACACGGCGACCCGGCCGCTCGCCGAGGTTCCTTTCGTCGGGACCCTCGATCGCGTTTATGTCGAACTGACTGCTATGGGCGGCGCCGCAAGCGTCGCGCTCTATGTCAGTCCTTGCAACGGATAAGCTATGGCGTTCTTTAAAGGTTTCGGCCCTAGGGCTGGCGGCGGAACCGCGATCACCGAGTACGCCACGGTCGCCGCGCTTAACACGGCGGCCGAGGGCTCACTTCCAGCGGGCTACTACGCAGTTCCAGGCGAGTGGGTTCTTGTGTATTGGAGCGGTACAGCGTTCACACAAGGCACGACCCAAGTAACCGCAACGCACCAACAAATTCAAACATCCTACCCAACGGTAGAAGAAGACATCTAGGAACAACACTCATGGGTATTGCATACGCTGACCTAAATATTGATGGGAATTATCTGCGTACGCCACATAGCGAGACCTTAGTTTTCCCAACGACACCAGACGCTCGAATGAGTGTAATGATAGCAGACTTTCGGGATAGGCTTCGTGCGCGCGTCGGTTCCGACTGGCAAATTTCCGACATTGCAAAATTTGTGGGAGGGGGCAACAACCGAACTTATGCCATACGTATTAGGCGAATGGTTGGCGAATCGCCGGAAGGTTTTGAGTTTGTCCTGCTTATTGGCGGATACGGGACCAGCGCGAATTATCCGGGCGCTGGCGACTACCTGATACCAAACGCGACCTATACGATCGCGCCTTCGGATGGCTTTAAAGCGCAAGACTGGACGCCAGTAATCTTCCCCAATATGTACGCAGGCACAAAAACCTTTGCGGGCGGGTGGAACGATGCGGGCGAACTCGGCGGTGGTGACTTCTCCGATATGGTCACTTCTGGCGGAATCAATCCCTACTCGAATCAATCTGGGTTCTTGAACGGCTGTACTGAGTTCGAGGGCGCGTTTTTGGGAAGAAATACAGACGGCGTAGACCTAATGGTCGTTCTTGATTCCGAAGAAAGCACCGCAATGATCTGGTTTGGATACGACGACGTGCCGGAAGCAAAAACTTTATATATGTGTGGCCACATTCACCAGATCGACCCTGTGAATACGGGCGACATCTACCCAGAAGGGGTTATGTGGATTGAACGAAGCGTAGCGTATGGCACCCCAAACGCAGAGAAAAACATTAGCATTCAAGGGCTCAATGCTTCCGGTGTGCTTGTTAAAACCTTTACGCTCAGCCCAGTCGGAGCGTACACATTCAATGACGAACTAAACGCAGTTCCTGAGCACGGAACGACTCCGCGTGACGGCGACAACGCGACCCTTTCGCGAAAAGTGGCTGTTACATCGGCAGGCTACAATAAAGGCTGGCTGAAACCTGGGCTTTGCTTGGAAATGGGATCAGGTGATTCTCGCCTAAGGCGTCAACACTATCTGCGTGTTTTTGACGGGCCAGCGGTCGGAAAAAAATACGTCAAGTGGACAAGGTATCTTGGCTTTTTGTTTCCTGCGGATATTCCGTTTCCTTTTCTCGGCTACCCGCTTCCGAGGGCTTAATATGTGGAACAAGTTCAAAGGCGGTCGAGGCTGGTACCGGCTTTGCGACGGTACGATCGTCGCTGACGCACCGCCCGACGGCGGGTTCGACTTCTATCAGATCGAACCGGGTCATTTCGTCTACAGGACGAAGGGCGAACCGCTTACAGCCTGGAACGCGTTTCAAGACTACGCGGCCGACATAAGTCTCGCCGAGACCGCGCTCAGGATTCCGCGTTACGTGCTGGTCGGAATGATGGCGGTCGAAGCGACGAAGGTTCGTGCCGACCGCTCGCACTTCGACCCGAGGTCAATCCGAGAGGAACCGGGCTATATCTCAGACGAGAAGACGCCGCATCGGGTCTCGCCGGGTCTTATGCAGACCTTGATCTCGACGGCGCGAGAGGTAAACCGAACCTTCGGCCTTTACTATAATCTCGACGGGTCGCTCGAACTGCTATCGCGTGAAGATCTGTTTATCCCTTCACGGTCGATCATGGTCGGCGCTGCTTACATGCGACACCAAATCGATCGGAAAGAACCCGACGAAGCAGGATTCGACGACGACGATCCGGTTCTACTTTGCTCGGCGTATAATGCGGGCTCGGTTCGAGAGACGAAGTCGAACGACTGGAATCTTCTTACCTACGGTTCGGCGAGAATGGATAAGTTCATCGCGTACCAAAACGACGCCGTTTTTGTGATAACGCAACTCAAGGGCCAAGGGGCGCCGAATGGATAAGATCGCCGGGAACGCTTCAACCGAGATCGGCGAAAGTCTCGGAACGCAGATCGTCAAGGTCTCGGATGGATACGGATCGCCGATCCTGTTCGCGAGCCTGTTCGTTTATATCGTCATGCGATTGTTCGTTAAACCACTTCTAGTGGGCTACCTCGTGGACCGAGGATTCAAGCGCGCCCGGCGTGAACCTTGGATACTTCGCGCAACGCTGGCGCCCGGTATCGTCGCCGCGCTTCTGGTCGACTTCTCGCCGATATCAGAAGCGGTCGGCGTACCGCTGCACCCGCTCGCGGTTATACCGGTCGCCGCAATATTCTACAGTGCGGGCGGCGTCGCACTTCACGAATTGATCAAGCGAGCGGACCCGATCGGACGCATAACCGGCCGGGCCGAGCGAACGGTCGAGGATAGCGAGATCGAGAAATGAGTAACCTCGACGAAGCGACGACGCCACTTTGGGACGAAGAAGAATTCGAAGAGGCCGAGATGCGAATAAAAAAGAACGGCGAGAGGGGCGAAGAAGACTTCGCGACCGAGAAGTATATCGGGAAGGTTATGTTAGGGATCGCGATAGCGGTCGCCACAACCGTTATGGGCGGGATCTCGGTCGCCGTCATTCTGGGGTTCGCCGGCTGGCTCAGGTCGGTCGACGTCGCGCAAACAAAGTTGATCATCACGGGCGAACTAAACACGGCGACACTGAAAGAGATGAGAGTTACCCTGCGCTAGAAAAGAGGGTTAGCACGATCGAGGCTACTCGATTTCCGGCAAAGGCTGGCGCCGAGCACGCGTCGCGAATTCAGGCTTTAGAGTTGGAAGTTGAGCAACTAAAAAAGGGGCGCCGTTGATAGCATGGTTCTCGATAGGTCTCGCGGTCGTGCTGGCGCTTGTGGCGCTTCGAGTAAAACAGCCTAAAGCCTTCTCGGAGCTATGGTCGCCGCTCGCAATTTTCGGCGCCGGAATAGCTGGCGCGCTCGCGGCCGAGCTGTATCGAAAGAGGCCGGCCGAGGTATCGCCAGAAGAGACGCTCGAAACTACCACCAAGAAATACGAAACCGAGGACGACTTCGATGATTTTGCGCTCGCTGACACTTTGGATCTTTCTCCCGCTCCTGACTCTAACGGCGATCTCGACAACGAACTCGAAGAGTTTCGCCGCGGCGCCGACGAGCTTATCGGAACGGGTCGAGATTCCTCGCGCTGACTGGAACCTGTGCAGACAGTACAAAGAAACGCTTGAGGCTCGCACCGTCGATCTCAACGCTTGTGCGCGCCAAGGTATCGACGTTCGGCAGAAGCGCGATCAATGCGTCGGCGCTCTTAACGCAAAGACGGCCGATCTTAACACTTGCTCGGCCCAGCTCGGCGACTACCGCCTAAAGGTGCAGACCCTCGAAAGCGAGCGATCCGCGATGTTTTGGGCATCGTCTGGCGCTCTACTCGTTTCGGTCGCCGCGCTTGCTCTTGAGATATTCGGCCCAAGTTCGCCCGAGCTTCTCAAGCTCGCGACCCTCGGCGCCGCTACTGCAATCTCTGGCGGTCTCTTCGTCTGGTCCTTTTGAACTCTTCGATCTCGATCTCAAGCCTAACCCGGTCGGCGAATTGCTTCTCTCGAATCGCGTCGAGCCTTTCGTTCGAACGTCGAACCGCTCGCCGAACTCGCTCGATATCTTCTGAGAAGTCGATCGAATCGAGAGCCTGGCGCTCTTGATCGCGCTGTATCGGAACAGAATAAAAAGCGACGAAGCAAACAACGCCGATCGACACCGACCACAATAAGGCCGACGCAACCCCGAGAGGAGCTTCTCTTCGAAGCTCATCTCGGCGAATCGCTCGAAGCGGCCGACGCGGCGCGAACTCGGCGAGAGCTTCCCGCATAAGCTGGCGCGAAGACTTCACTCGCCGACGCTCAGCTCAAATACTGGCGAGTTCTCTTCGCACGGCATCGGGTTAAACCCGGCGACGCAAGACTCGCCGGCGTCGCAGTATCCGCGATCGTAAATGTAGGTCGATCCGCCCTTGTGAAGCCAAACCGTGTAGAAGGTGCCTTCTTGTCCGCAAAGCGTTTCAAGCGCGAGCGTGGGCTCAGGCTCGGCCGAGTCTTCGACGCACGCGGAAAGAAGGGCAAGAAGGGCAATGATTGCGAATTTCATGCTAGATCCTTCTCGGCGCAAATAGGGCCGAGGCCGAGGCGAATGCTCTCGGGCGTTGTTAGTTTTCGATTACAGCGTCGACAGCAACCTTCGAAAAGATACACGAGGCCGGACGCTTCGCCGCGGTTCGGCGAGTCTAAGATCTTGGCGAGCTTCTCAAATGCGGTTCCGCGGTGCTTAGGCCATACACTGACACGGCCCGAGCGAACGTCGCCGAACTTTACCCATGCTCGCCAGTCTTCGCGATCTGGACCCGTTAGAAGGGCGACGACGCGCTTCGTCGTTTCGTTCTCTTGCCCTTCGTTCCACACTTCCGACTTGATTCGAAAGGTTCGATGGTTCCCGGTCGCCGGGTTCTCGACGGTTACGAATCCGTTATAAATTTCGACGAAGTTTTGATTTTGAAGTTCCATGATTCGATCCTCGAAGCGTTTACACTCGAAAAGCCTACCGCTTGCGACGGTAGGCTAAGAGTTTAACTCATGCGGCGACTATCTCGCGACTTCGACGTTCGCGGTAGCTTCGACGGTTGGGCCAGCCCAACACTGGCGCGGAAGGTCGATTTCGGTAGCGGTAAAGAAGTAATGCTCGCCGCTCTCGACGGTCGCACTTTGACCGAATGCAAGCTCGACGAGCTGCACGACGCCGTGAACGATCTTGTCGCGATGGTTCGCGCCAGTCGCACCGCCGAGATGTGGCTTAAGGGCGAGCGTTACAGCCTCTTCGGCGCTCGCTACGTTGTGAAGAGAAACACCCGATCCGCCGTTTTGAAATTTTACGAATGCACAAAGCATGGTCGATCCGTCGAACCCGGTCGGCGTGATTGCCGACACACAGAAGATAGGTGCGTCGCTATCGTATGTCAACAACTATTATGGTTTGTTTGTTATATATAAAAGTGATACCGGGCGTTGACCCGTGCAAGCCTAAGAGATAGTTTCGGATCTCAAGTTTTCCGGTTGTCGACTGACCCTCGTACCCGGGCGAAGAGAACGGCCTTTCGACTCACGTCGAAAGGCCGTTTCTTTTTGCTCGACGATCTTAACTGTTCTCGGCAGAACTCGCCCGAATCCGCTTCGGTCTCGCGAGACGACTCCAGCGCGTTCCATTTTATCGAGCTGATACTGTATCGCCCTAACGGCGACGCCGACGCCCTCGGCGATCTCGTTGTACGTGGGCGAGCGTTTTGACGCTCGGATAAACTCTAAGATCTCTTTCTGCGTTTCGGTTAACATTCTACGCCCCTCGCCGGGCGATATTCGCCTCGGCCGTTATGATTGCCTGCACGAGTTCGGAATCGAACGCCGCTATGATTACGCCCGCGGCGTCGTATGCGTGCACCTGTTCGCCGGGCGGTATGTTTTCGATATGCCCTTTCGGATAACTCTCTAGCCTACGCTCCATGATTCGCGCGGTCTCAGGCCAACGATCGACAACGACCGACTTAACCGAGTCTTTTGTCGCGCTCTTGCTTCCGGCGACGGCGAGTTTCATATCCTTGGGCTGAACCTGCACGATCGGCACCCGGTAAACCTCGCAGATCGAAATAAGCGCGCCCCAGAACAGCGCAACCTTGAGCGATGCCGACGCGCTTCGCGGCCACGATTGCGCCTCGGTACACATAACGGCTGGCCGATGCACCGAGAAGAGGACGTCGAGCTTTCTGTATATCTCGCGAGTTCTGGCGACGTTATCGTCGGCCGCATATACGCCCGACTTCTTGTCGCTCTTCTCAGTCTTAAACGTGCCGAACTCGACGATCTCTTCGTGCGAGTCAGTATCGAGCACGGCGAACCCAAAGAACCCGAACCCGGGATCTATCCCTAAAATCTTCATGATATTTTAATCTCTTTTGGTGCTTCGATTCCAAGCTCGACATAGTTCTCGGTCGACTTCCTACACGATACCCGAATCAACTTATCGCCGATCCTGTAGTCGAACGACCCGGTCGAACTGGTCGATCCGTAGCCTGGTAAGTGAACCTCGAACCGGGCGCCGCGCTGGTCTCGGCCGGTGTAGGTGATTGTGGAAAGGCCGACACTTATTGAGTCGCCCTTATTAAAATGTTTTATCAACATGGTCGCGCCTTTGGCGGTAGGATTAGATCTTCAAAAACAATACGCACGAGTCGGCCGTAACCGTAAACGCCGGGGACGTACCCGATCGAGTAACGCCACTTTGTGATCGTTCGCCGGTCGACTTCGAGCGCGAGCGCGAGTTCGGAATAATTGCCGAGAACCTCGAGAGCTTCGAGAGCTTGAACCGAGCAGTTTATCGGGCGGATATCTCGCCCCTCTTCTTCGTAGATCCTTAGAAGCGCGCTCCACCCGTTGGCGAGTGTTCCTTCTCGTTCCCACCGTCGCCACTGTTCGGCGCTAACGCCGACCCGGGCGGCCATGTCCGACGTGCTCGGATAGGTCGCCGGATAGTTCGGATGCGATTGAAGCTCGGCGCGCGAGACCCAAAGATACTTACGGAAGTTACGCAAGTCTTCGCCAGTCCACGGCGAGAAGTCGAAGTCGAGATTCATATCATCAGCTCGGCGATCTTGGTTGGCCATCGTTTCGCCGAGCGTAACCCGAGCAGGATCGAAATTAAATCACTCGCGACGCCTTTGTTCGTTCTCGGCGAATTCCTTCGGCAATAATCCAACAAAACACGGTGACGATCTGGAAGTCCGACGACAAGATCTTCGTGAGCGAGTACGTTTTTCAAGCCCTTTAAAACCCTGATCTGAGCCTCGGTCGGTTGCTCCTGGCGCATCGATCTCGACGCGACCTTCTGGTCGGATATCCCTACAGCGTCGAGCGTAAGAACGACCCGTCGAAGGTACGATTCGCACGACGTAACCGCGGCCGCGAACTTCTCGAACTCGGGTAGATCTTCGTCGAGGATCTTCTCGATCTCTTCGGCCGACTCTTCGACCGGGTCGACTTCCTTCTCGCCCTTTGTCGACCCTCCCGAGAGAACCGCCTCAAGTGTGATCTTGTACGCCGTGAACAGCTCCAACGGATCGAACACCGTCGCGAAGTCTTTACCCGGGCAAGCGCGAAGAACCCGGCCGACTTCTTGCGCGAACCTTACTCGCGATTGTGTATTCCTTCTAAGAAGAATCCAACGCAACCAAGGTAGATCGACGCCTTCCTGTAGCATTGAAACATGGACGACGGCGTCGAGTTCGCCGACGCGTAACGCTTCGATCGTCGCCGCGTTCTCGGCCTTCGACTTTCGCGAGTGAACGGTTCGAACTCGAATGCCGAACTCGTGACAAAGCGCGCCGAACGCCTCGGCGTCTTCGATGGTCGACGCGTTGATAACGCCCGGCCCCAATTCTTTTCCGCGTTTCGCCAGTTCGAGCGACGCGACGTCGATCGGCGCATCGGGATCGCCGACCCATGACTCTACTTTGAACGGGACGATTACGCCGTCTTCGAGAGCTTCTTCGACCGAGTAAGAGAAGACAACTTCATCCCATGATTCAAGACCGCCCGAGCTAAGATAGGGCGTCGCCGTTAAGCCGACCCGGCGCTCGGGTTGCATTGCCGAGACGAAGGTCTCGACGGTCTCGGTTTCGCACCGGTGCGCTTCGTCTGCAACCCAAAGAGGCACCGAGCGGTCGCTCGCGAGCAATGCCTCGGCTAGCGACGGCAAAGAGTCGAGGCACGCGACAATAACCGGCCGATCGAATTGCTTCGCGCTGGTGTAATATTTCCCGACGTTTTCCTCGCCGAGTCTATTACCGATCGTCTCGGCGAGCTGGTCGACAAGGTTAACGCTCGGCGCCGAGACGACGATCGACTCCGAGGCCATGTTCGTTATTGAGACGAAGCAGATCTCGGCGGCGAGCGCGGCCTTACCAGAACCCATGATCGCCCTCACGATCGACCGCTTGCCCTGCATCATCGCCGAGACTGCAACTGGCAATGCTCGCGCTTGCCAAGCTCTCGGCGACGAATACGGGAACGTCGGCCCGGTCCAAGCGTATGAGTGATCGAAGTTCAAAACGGTACATTCTCTTCGAGTTCGATCTTTAGCTTTGCGTGATCGGTATAGGTATCGATCGGCTTTAGGTTTGAAGCCTGCGCGAATTCCGCACTCGTGTAGAACGCTTCGGTTCCAAGAATCGATCGCCAGTCGACCGGCCCGTCGAACCGAGTCACGTTGAACACTGGCTGACCCGACTTGTCGCGATAAAGCATCCACGACGGCGCCGGCGAGTTCTCGGCGCGCTCGAAGGTGAACTCGGGCGAGAGCAGATCCGGAATAAATAAGTGTGACCCGCACCCGTAGACCTGGCGAAACTTGTCGATCGGAACCTTCCCGCCTCCAAGTTCGCAGATCCATAGCGGCGACTCTCGGTCGACACCGTCGAGAACTGGCGTCGAGTGTACGCACGTTCGACAATTCACGTCCGGCGCTTTTGAACCGTGACATATTTCTTTGGCGTCGCAAAACTTGCATGGATAGTAGGTCTTATCGTTCCGAATTCTTTCGGGCGGCGCTTGAGACTCGACGATCTTTCGAGCGCGCTCGATCAATGCGTCGGCCTTCTCGCGGTCGAGTTTAACCCGCTCGCCGTAAATCTCTTCGTCGTCCTTGCCGGTAAAGAGGTAGAACGCTCGCTCGATCTTTTTGATCCGCATGTAGATCTGCATCTGCCCAAAGTGTTCGGGTTTAGACGCTTCTACCTTGTGCTTTTTCATGTGCGCAAGCGCTTTGGCGTTGCCCGTTTTTTGCTCCCAAACATGGGGCGACTTCGGCGCCTCTTTGAAGCCGACGCCGACGCCGTCGAGTCGGCCGCCGAGATGCCCGCAAAGAGCTGTAACCTTGATCTGCTTCTGGTTCCAATACTCGGCGTGTTCTTCGGCGTCGGCCTTTAATTTGAAGCCCTTCACAGGTTGGCCGAACGGATCGAATACGTGCCAAGACTCTTGAACGGTTCCAAGGTTGAAGCCTTGGGCGGTCCAAGGTGCGCCGATCTCTTCGGCCCGTGTCGTGAACATGCGAACGCCGGCGAGTCGAAGTCGTTTAATCATGCGTGGCTCTTCCCAGTTTCCGCGCTCGAAGATCCGCTCTAAGTCTGGTTCGGGAACCCATACATAGGCCCATCTCCACTGAAGCCAAGTCTCGCGATCGCATCGGCCGGCAACACGCCCGGCGCCGATAGCTTCGCCGCGTTTCAGCGGGTTATTTGGTTTGTTCCGGTAAGTGTCTAGGATCGCCGTGATGGTTGGAAGCCCCTCTGGTTCCTGTGGGATCTCTCGATTTTTCGTCGGGTCGATAATGTACCCAGTCGCGACGCTATCGACGTTCTCGCCGTTTCTGCACCTTGAACACCGATAAGGGTCGGCGGCGTCGACATCTTCGATTTGAGCGCCGCACGAACACGTTACGCCGAACGGTATACTCGCCGACTCGGGAAGATCGAACATGGTCGATGGCGTACTCGCAATAACCGCGGCGACTGGCGCGACAACCGGCTCGGATATTGCGTCGACGGGTTCGAGTATTCCGGCGCCTTCTCGCGCGAGCTGTATCGATGCCCAGTGCCTAAAGGCTGCCTGCTTCACTTCGTCGAGATGCCCGATCGAGACTACGTTCCCGCGTAAATAGGTAGCCTTGAGCTCTGGAACGTGAACGAATGGTTTGGTTGATTGGGCCTCATCAGTTTCAACATCTGTTTCAATCTCTGGCTTTTTAAGCTCGACAAACACTTCGCCACCCGGATTGCTCCGGTCCTTTGTATGACCTGGCGCGCCCGTTCCGCCGACTTCGGCGCGAACCTGCATCAGTAGAAGGCCGAGTTTATTCTCGCCGTATTCGTCGACGCCCCAGAATCGATCACCCCAGTTATTAGACTCGACAAGCTCGCGACCGTCCGTTCGTCTTAGCTTCTCGGCGAGATCGTCGTTGCTGAATTTTGCGCGCAAAATATCAAGCATGATCTCGACCTTCACTTCGGCCCAGTCTTCGCGGATCTTGATCTTGCGGCCGGCCTTCTTTGCGGCGCTTGGCGTTTTCTTCGAGAGTACCTTCTCGCGATCTTTGTCGTTCGTGGCTTTCGCCGCTTGGAAAGCGTGCTCGGCCGATTCGTATTCGTCGCCGCGCCAAGTGAAGGGCGACATGTAAAAGTTAGAAAGGAATGCATGGGTTCTTGCGAATTTGTCGATCATGGTTCTGTTCCTCAGATTGATTTAAGAAAGGTAGAGGCCGGACTTCGTCCGACTGTATCCAACGTATAGAAGTCTGTTTCGAAGTTCGGGATCTTGGCAGCTTTTCAGGACGTCCGATTGCGCGAGAAAAACCTTATCATAGGTCGAACCCTGGCTCTTGTGGATCGTGGTGGCGTAACCTTGGCGGACCGAGCAGAATCGCTCTTTTAGCTCATAGTATGCGCCCCAAAGAGAGCGATCTTTCTTTGCGCGGTCTCGCGCGGCGACGACCTGCTTCGCGTATTCCGCGGTTTGCGAAGCGTCGAAGGTTGCGATCAAGTCGGTTGAACCGTCTTCGAGAATAACTTCGAGCTCCCAGCACGGAAGCGAGAAGCCGGCGAAGTGTTCCTCGGCGCGCTCGGCCTTAACGACCTTCATTCGCTCGCCCGTGTAAAACACGATCTTTCCCATTTGCTCAAACGAGCTAACCGCTTCGAGGGTCTCGCCGGCGACATAGGGTTCGACGTTCGGGCCGAACTTCGCGAGCCTTACGTGCTGATTGATCCAGTCGACCGACTTGTTCGTATAGGCTAACGCCACGACGTCGAGATCCGACTCAAGCTCTTCGAGAAACCTTCGGAACCATAGACGCGCGCCGTACACTTCGATCGTGCCTCGCTCATCTTTGGCGGCGCGCGCAAGCTCGGGAACCTTGGCGGTTATATTGTCTCGGATCTTAGCGATAGCCTCGCCAATAACACCGCCGTTTCGCATAACCTCGGTCAAGTCGTGCGACGCCGGCGCCGAGAACGATCGACTCTCGGCGCTCGCTTCGCCGCGTGCTTTCGTATCGTCGACGGGCGGTAACTGTAGCCGGTCACCCATCCAGATCACCTTGACGCGCTTGCCCTCAATATAAGGTCGAATCAATGCGTCGAGACCTTCGCCGACCATACTGCACTCATCGATCACGACCGCGGTTAGGAACTTTACCATCGGTTCGACTTTCGGGTTCTGTACGAATACGACCTTGTCTTCGACGTATGACTTTTGAAGTGCGAGCATCTTGTGGATCGTCGCGACTTGCACGGGTAGGTTTTGCTCGACGGCCATCGCCGATAGGACTTTAACGGCCTTGTGTGTCGGCGCGCTCATGGCGAGACCACCGCCGATCAAGCTCTTGTTCTTCGCCCGAAATTCTTCGTATGCACGTTGAATCACGGTGGTCTTACCCGTGCCGGCGAAACCACTTAAACAAAATTCGAACGCGTCCGGATCGGCGAGAAACTCGCCGAGCTTCTGCAATGCTTCGACCTGGCCTTTGTTTGGCTTAAATTCTGACATTATCGATCCTCGATTCTTAATTTCGGTCAAGTCGGCGCGAGGATTCGAACCTCAATAGACCGCGACCGGGAACCCCGATCCGCAATATCCGCCGACTGCGTTTATTGTCCGCGCGACGCCCCTATACTCGCCGAGTTTGACATCGGCTCCGCTTCGGGACTCGTTGACCCTTCCTAGGTCAGTCGGGCGACTGGAATCGAACCAGCTTCACAGGGCGCGACCCTGTAGCACTGCCTTAGTGCTACATCCCGATCACGCGGCGAAAGGTTCGACCCTGTTCGCCGCTCGCGTTTTATTGTCCGCCGACTTCGATCACTGTTCCCACTGTGGGCGGCCCGTGGGCGCCGCTGGCGCTTGCGGCTGATAAGCCGGCGCCGCTGGGGGCTGTGTCACTTGTGGCGCTTGCACCGGCGCTTGTGGCGCCGCGGGTTGTGCTGGCGGTTGATACACTGGCGCCGCTTGCGGTTGTGCTGGCGCGGCGTACTCAACGGGCGGCGCTTGCGGTTGAACGGGCGCTTGATACACGGGCGGCGCGGCCTGTGGTGGCGCTTGTGGCGCTTGGTACTGCTGCGGCGCCGCTGGGGGCTGGTAAGGCGCCTGCGGAATCGCTGGCGCTCCTGTGGCGGCCGCACCGTTGATCGGCTTGTAGTCGACCATCTGGTTCTTGTCCGCGAATCCGCCCGAGCCCTTTTCGAGTTCGACTTCGCAAAGAACCCGGCGACCGTGCAGAACTTGAGTATTCGTTACGACCGACATAATTCCGCACGCTTCACAGAGAGCTTTAAACGCTCGCTTACCCATTCGAACGGCCGTCGCGTTGTCGTTCTCCCATGTGAAGTTTTGCCATACTCGATGACCCTCGCTCGACATTCCTTTAACGCCGTCGAAAGTGATCTTGATGTAAGCCGATCCGGCCTTGTGCTTCGATTGCTCATAAGACGAATCGACGATCTCGAATACGTGACTCGTTCCGGTTGCGAGAAGTTCGTCGTCGAAGTTTTCGCCCGGGTTAAATCCCTGACCTGGTAAATTTGCCATTTTCCTGTCTCCGTTGTGACCCTACATCGGGCGGTTATCTGCCGAATTATCCGGCTAGAATCTTTGTAAAAATATTTCCTAAGTTCGGTTCTTCCCAAAACGAGAGAAGCCCCGAACGATCTTTCGCGTCATACATTACATCGGGTTGCGTTTGAAGCAATCGCCGAGGTTTACCCGTTTCGTCGTTCACCATTCTATAAGCGAACACTTCGTCGAACTGGTGCGAGATCCAGTTTACCTTGCCCGAGAGCTGTTGACCGGGAAGGGCGGGAAAAAACTTCGTTCCTTCGTCGGTCTGTTCCTTCTCCTGCATCGCCGTGAAAACAATATTGTAAGGCAGATCCTTAAACGCTCGGATCATTGTTTTCATCTTAACGGCGAGTTCGCCGTAAGCCTGCCGAGGGTCTTTCGCCGATGCGAGTTCGTGCTGTAAACAGATCTCGGCGATCTCGGAAATTGAATCAAGGCAAACGGTATGGAACCAACCGAGAGCTCCGGCGTCGTATGCGAAGAACCGGTAAGACTCTTCGAACTCTTTAAAGGTTCGGATCTCGGCGCCGACCAGACCGGTCCCAACGATCGAGAGCAGTCCGCCTTCGGCCGAGATCATGGCGGTCTGTTCTTGTACGCCCGAGGTCGAACACAGAACGGTTTTACCTACGCCGGGCGGACCGTGGATAAGGATCTTGATTCCACGGGCGCGAGCCAGCTCGCTAACGGGCTGAAGGTTGAATGCCATTAGACGATCTCCACACTGATCGACGGCTTTGCGGCCGTCGATGTAATCGCTTGTTGAAGTACCGCGAAAGACTGCGGATCGTTCTCTTCGATCCAACGGTACCCTTTAAGGACCAAGGCTGGCTTGTACGCGACGATATGGTTCGCGATATCTGGGTGAAGGCTACCCTTGATCTGTTCCCACTTTTTGGCATCGATCGCCCGGTTGACCCTGTATTTCGTGACGACCTTATAAGGTCCGCAAAGTTCCGAGACCTGGCCTTCTGGTCTCTTGTCGACAAGGTTTAAGATCTTCGCCTCGGCGGCGTAACGCCGTTCTTTTGCGTAGTCTTCGTTTTCTTTCGCGATGCAATATTCTTTGAGCGCGAGTTCGAGTTCGGTTTTCATACTCCAGCCTCTTGGTTGGCGGTTGTGGTTTCGGGCCGCTCAGTGCGACGCACAAGCCCGACAATGCGGTCGGCGGCCCAGTATTCGGCTTTCGGTCCGGCGAGCCCGTAGAACTCGACTCGCGCGCCCCTGCCTGTAGATTCGTTCGACACGTCGACGAGCGTTAGCTCGAACTTGACGGTCATGCGCCGACGAAAGATGTCGTCGACCGGTTCTTCGTCTCTTGCGATAATGAAGTCGGCGCCGACTTCGAGAACGATCATCGTCGACCGCATGGTCGAGATCGTCGTTCTGCACCGTTCGTCTCGCTTGCGACGAACAATAGCTTCGACTCGGTCGCCGACGTTAATCTCGACAGAATCGAACCAGTCGACAGGCGAATATGCTAAATGATGTGCGTTGAATCTTGGCATGTTCCGATCCTCGGTATGCGGTTTGAGTTCTCTCAATGCCCACCGTTTATAATTGCCCTTTTAGTTCGGGTCAAGACGTCAAAGTTGTTTTTCTTCGATTATTTTAGAACTTGCTCGAACGCCGCTAGATCGTTAGCTTCGACCCTTAACCGAGGGTCACTCGCAGAAATAGGGAAAACATGGAAAGCAGCCAAGCCGGCGCAATCGCGTCGGAATTCCTAACGAATTGGTTCGAATTCGTCGATCGTGGATATCTACAGTTAACCTTTATTCGCGACGGCCGGGTCTCGACGAGCTGTTACGCGATCGCCGAGGGTTATCAATTAGCGGTCGAAGAAGCGATCCGACGAAACGCAAACGGCGACAACTGTTATTTAAGGGTGGCACCGGTATCAAGGCTTCCCCCGCCCGGCGATCGTGGCGACGAATCCTTCGTCTCGTGCTCGCCGGGGATGTGGGCCGAGGTCGACGTATACGAAGCGGGCGGACACAAACAAGCAGGCGCAATCGCGCCGACCTTCGACGCCGCCAGAGCATGGATCGCTTCACTGCCGATCAAGCCGTCGACGATCATACACTCGGGCGGCGGGTTCCATTTATACTGGCGAGCTACCGAGCCGCGCGACTTCGGCGCCGGCGATTGGATGGAAGGCAAGCGCGACGCGAGTCTCTTCGAGGCTATGCTTCAGAAGTCGGCGCGCGCTTTCGGGTTCGGTCTCGACTCGAACATAACCCGAAACTTTGCGTGCTTGCTTCGATTGCCTGGCTTAATAAACTGGAAGCGAGAGGGTGGACACGTTGTAACCGTCGAGTCTGACAAAAATATCCGATACGACTGGAGTACGTTCGAAGAGGTTGTCGACCTTGTCCTCGCCGGTGAGTCGCCCGATAAATACCTTTACACGGGCGCCAGTGGAGCGCCTAGCGCGCCCGGCGACGTTACGGGACCGAGAGGTCGAAACGACTCCTTAAAGGCTATGACGGCCGCTTGTCTCGCCGCTGGCAAAGACGTCAGTGTTACAGCTCGCGAGATCGTGGCGTTCGACTTGCGGGCGCATGATAAGCCGTTATTTCTGGACCCGAGCGAGCCCTACTCGAAGACCAACGATCCTTATATCAACGCAATCGGGTTCGTGACTTCGATCATGCAGTCGATCCAAAGACAGGCGGAAGGCTCAGGCCGGGTTCCCGACTTCGGCAACGCCGAAAGTCTTCGAGCGCTTTCGCACGACGCCGGCGTCGTGGGCTCGCCCTTCTCGAATATCAAAACGATGTCATTCGCCGACGCTTGGGAAGATCGAACACCTTACGAACCGCACCTAATCCAAAGCCTTCTACCTAAAGGAACGCTCTCAGTTATTGCCGGGCCGCCAAAAAGCCAAAAGTCGCTCATGCTCTTAGATCTGGCTTGTAAGATGGCGATCGGCGAACCCTGGTTCGGGTTCGCGCCCCTTCGGCCTTTGCGCGTATTCCTGATTCAATTCGAGATGTCAGCCGATATGATGCGATCTCGAATCCACAATTTCAGGCAGACGACCGGATATTCGCCGACCGAGAAAGACAGACTTTCGCGGAACTTTATTTATACCGAGAAGTGCGTCGCGCCGTTTAATCGCGACACGTTCCCGCATTATTTAAACTTCGCTCAAGCGAGCTACCCAGACAAGGGCGCCCCGCCCGACGTGCTGGTCTTCGACCCGCTCCAAAACATGTACGACGGGAACGAAAATTCGAACGCTGAGATGTTCGTCTTTCTTCGACTTCTCGACGAGTTCCGAGACCTGATAAACCCAGACGCCGGGATCATCATTCTACATCATGCAAACAAGACGAACCGGCGCGAGATGATCGAAGATCCGTTTAATGCTCTTCGCGGCGCTTCGGCGCTTCGAGGCTATTACACGAGCGCGATCTTCATCTCGAAGATCTCAGAAGACACAGACGATCGAATGGTATTTTTTGACACTCGGGCCGGTATGGCGCCCGGGCCGAAACGCGTCGAGTATCGCGACGGCGACTTCGTCGACGTTGGCAAGGACCACGAGATCGAAGCGGGCGAGACCCAGCTTCAGGCGTGGAACGCCGAGGGTCGGCGACAACGTAATCGGATCTTGCTAGAGATTAACGAGCGGGCTCGGCGCGGCGAACTTTACGCACCGAAACAGCTCGCCGAGGTTCTGTCGGCCGAGACCGACTTACCGGGACCGCGCCGAATTCAAGTTCTTTTGAGCGAGTACGCGACGCGCGGTTATGTTCGATTTACGGACGGAGCCGAGCTCGGATTGCGCGCGCTCGACTCAAGAAGTCACGGCTACGTCGTAACCGAACTGACTGAACTCGCCGACGAATACGGCGAGTTGATGCCATGCACGCCGACGCACTACAAAGACAAGACGAACGGTTATCTCGTCGAGCTCGAGTCGGAAGTTCTGGCGACGCGCTGGCATTACGACGACAACGAATTCGAGATCGGGTCGGTCGACCCTGATTCGAATATCCTACCGTTTAGAGGTCGGAAGGTTTAAACCGGTGAGCCCGCGCGGCCTTTGCGACGTCGAGGCTGTAATTGATATCGTCGAGCGCGCGGTGCCTCGACCCATACGACACGAGTTTTCGATCCTCGCCCCAGAACGATTCGGCAAGCTCGAAGACTCGAACGTCGAAGTGTCTATGCGAGAGCCTGGCGTCTAGATCTTGCATATCGTAAGCGATGAAGCGCCGGTCGAAGTGAACCGAGTTACCGCCGAGATAAACGACGGTGTCTTCGTCGCCGTGTTCGTCGAGTAGTCCGATCAATTTCTCTTCGATGTTTCCGAGGTGCATACAATCGAAGGTGTTCTCTTGCTCTTCGAGAAGGCCGCTCGCCTTGTGCATTGCTCGCACGTAACCGTTGGCGGCGAGTCGGAGTTCGGAGATCGCGTGCTTTCGTACGACGTGCGAACCCTCGGCGATCTTCGTGAGGTCGGTATCGGTCAAAATATAACCGACTTCGAGGATCGGGTCGGCTTCATAATCGAGCCCGGTAGTTTCAAGATCGATCCATAGAATAAGTTCGTTTCGCTTTGTCATTGTTCGTCTCTCTTGTTTTCGTTTCGTGCGCACTCGTGGTGCTTGCTCATGCGTTTCTTACACTGGTCGCAGTAGATGAACCGCGGGCCGTACGCCGGACCTTTGGGCGGCTTCTCATAGGGTATCGAGCCGACGAACACTGCAACGGCCGCGGCGCTTGCGAGCAGTCTCTTAGGTCGAAGATTCGGGTCGGTCGACTCGGTCGCGTCATAACTTCTTTTCATCGGTTGTCTCCCGCGCCGTGAACGACACCGCGCGCCTTTCTGCTTTTGAGCTTCGCGACGTTGGCGAGCGCGATCCACTCAGGATCGAACCCGAACCCGACCGCAAGCATACAGGCGCGCTCGAACTCGGTCGAAGTGCATACCATATAATGCGCGTGCCACTGGTCGAAGTCGAGCGGCGCCGACTCGAAGTCTGACCACGCGACGGCGTCGAGATCTTGCTTCGACTTCATCACGGCCGCCCACATAACATCGCCGAGCTCCTTCTCAAGAAGGTGTCGGTTGTGCACGAGAACGGCGTCGGGACCGTATACGGTGATCGTGCCTAAGTGCGTCGACAAGACGGCGCCGTCTCTTATTGCTTTCGAGAATAGCGAAGCGACTTCGCCCAGCTCTTCGGCGAGTAACCATTCGAGATAGGTCTCTCGATCGGTGCCTGGCGGGCAAGAATACATGGTTTCGCAGAACGCTCGATACTCTCGAACGGTAATTCTTTCACTCATTTTTTGACCCTCGTTTATTACAGAAACGGCCTGATTAGCTAGTTTCACGGTTACGATCCTATCGGCAACACTATCTCTATTTCCGCAACACTATCTCGGTTTTCGAATTCTGAGATAAACCCGTATAGGTAGCCTTAGGCTACCCTATACGCTCGGCGAAAAATAGCGAGTTAGTGCAGAATTCACTAATTTATATATAACGAGCTAACACACTGAGATTACACATTAAATTAGTGCAGTAACTTTCTCCCCCCTAAAGGGGGGAAGCTAAAGCTATCCCGCCCTACCGGGTGTCGAACCTGTCGCCCTTGCTTCGCCGGGCTCATCGTTTGCCGCTGGCGCTAACACTGCGGTCCTCTACCCTTGCAGGTCGCTCAAGCTATCGCCTCGGCCCCTTTCGAGGGGGGAAGCGGCCGAGCGAAGCGAACGACGCTAACGCGCCGAACCGAACCAAATCGAACGAACTGTTAAAAGAACTTGACGCCAACAACCGGCGCGGTTATTTCTTCGATCCTCACAAACGAGGGTCAAAACATGAAACCGATTCGAGCCACACTCCAAAAACTTAACATCTTCGCCAAGTCGCCCGAGACCGCCGAGCCTGGCATGGACGAAGTCCAAGTCGCAATGGTCGACGCGCTCGGCGCCAAGGGCTACACACTCGACGGCGAGCCAAGCTTCGACCAGATCTCGAACGCCTTCGACGAGTTTATCGTTCGCAAACAACCAGAGAGGCTCGAACGACTTCGGGACCTTGCTACCGAGGTCGGTCTCGACGAAGAAGATTCGCAATCGTGGCGCGAGCAGATCCTCGCCGAGCACGAGGCCGAGCGAAACGACCTTCGAGTCGAACTCGCCGAGACTCGCCGAGAGCTTTACGCGGCCCGGGCAAGCGTTAAGCGTCACGAGGATTGGCGGTACAATGTTTTGCGGAACGCGAAGAACATCGAACGCGGGAAACTATTCGAGGCTCTCAAGCTATCGCTTACCGACGTCGAACACTTAGTTAAGCCGTGGACCGCTCCAGAATCGACGCAGGACGCTTCGAATGGTTTTACCGTCGTAAGTGCTAAGGCGGTCGAAACAAATCAATCTGGGGGCGTCTCAGGCGGTCCCTGTGAGGTCTGTCACGGGTCAGGAATCGAAGATAATTCGAACGGTCTTCCATGCGCT